ATTGCAGAAACTGCAATTTTGGTGGGCGGCCTGCTCTATGAGCTTGACCGGCTCGGAGTATTTGACGGCCTGGGCGCATGGATCGGCTCCACCCTCCACACCCTCTTGACCTATACCACGGAAAGGAAGTGAGGCCGCAGTATCTGCCCGCCCGTACATACACACCAAAGCCAAAGGAGGCACACGACATGGAACAGACCAAAGCAAGCAGCCTTATTGATATGGCGAACGGCGCCATTAAGGAACGGCTTGATTACGAGATGGGCCGCGTGATCAACAACATCAGCGATCCGAACACCAAGGCCACCGCCAAGCGCACCATTACGGTGAAGATCACCCTGGAGCCTGACGAAGAGCGCCAGCACGTCGAGGTGAGCGCCACCGCATCCAGCACCCTGGCAGCCCTCCACCCGGTCAAGACCGCCCTGGCGGTCGGCCAGGAGGGTGGGCACACCGTAGCTGTAGAGCTTACCCCGCAGATTCCCGGCCAGTTCGACACCTACGGTGGCGAGGCCCCAGAGCGCAAGGTTCTCAAATTTGCCGACATTCACACCGCATAAAGAAAGGAAATAACCATGGATTTCAAGAACAGCTTCCTCGCCGACGCGATCAACATCCTCGCCGAACTGGGCAAGAAGGCCGCAGAGCCTACCTTCCAGAGAGCAGAAGGCCGCACCTTTCTGGTGACTGGCAGCGACTACACGGAAATTGAGCCGATGGAGCTTCCGAAGCCCGAAAAGGTGATCACCCGCAGCCTGGACGCCCTGGTGGCGCTCATCAAGACCGAAGCCGCCAGCCAGTTCACCGATCTGCCCCTTTACATTTCCTGCGGCAGCGCAAGCACCGTGGAAGTATTCACCAAGCCGAACCCCGAAGATGACCTGCACCGCTGGCAGCCGTACTGCGCCCTGGCTACCGACCTCCCGACGCTGGTGGAGGATGTACGCTGGACCTTTGATGAAGCCATGATTAAGCTGCGTTCCGCATTCCAGCGCCCGCTCGGCATTCCCGGCGAAACCAACGATGTGGATTACATCATTGACCTGCTTTCCCACATGAGCGTGGATCAGAGCATCAAGAGCGACGACAACGGCGTGACCCAGACCGTACAGGTGCGCAAGGGTATCAGTTTTGTGCAGAACCAGGCTGTGCGCCCCATCGTAACCCTGGCGCCTTACCGCACCTTCCAGGAAGTCCAGCAACCCGCAAGTGAGTTCGTATTCCGGGTCTACGAAGATCGGAGCATCAGCCTGACCGCAGCCGATGGCGGCATGTGGAAGCTGGCCGCACGGGATGCCGCCAAGCGCTACCTGACCGACGCCCTGGCGGATGAAATCGAAAAGGGCCTGGTCATTGTGACCCTGTAAACAATTTTGGAAGCCGCAGCCTGTGGTGTAGCACAGAGCCGACGCGGAGGGCGGGAACGGGGACTTTAAGAGAAAGGAGGAAAGGCTTTGAAAATCGCATTGCAGCACGGCCAGGTGATCCTGGCCGAAATCGAACCCCTCCGGCATGAGCAGCTCAAACGAATTGGACTGCTCCGCTGGAACAAAACCACGCGCACCATGACCGGCACAATCAGCCTGGACTTGCTCAACGCACTGTCCCGCATTTTTACCCTGCCGCCTTTTGTAGAGGCGGAACGGCAGCACCTTCTGAATATTGCCGGACAGGTGGAACAGCAGCGGGAAGCACCGGAGCCGGTGGCGCTGGTAAAGTACCCAGTGAAAGCCCAGATGTTCAAACACCAGGTCAGAGGCGCCAACATGGCGCTGCTGCAGCTCACTTCCGGCAGCCCGGAGCAAGGGAAAGGGTTTGCCTTTTTATTTGAAATGGGCTGTGGCAAAACGCTTACCGCTATTGCGACCATGGGCGCACTTTACCAGATGCACAAAGTTGACCGGGTGCTGGTCGTAGCACCAAGCAGTGTTTGCAGTGTATGGCCCCACGACTTGCAGCAATTCGCCGCCTTTCCGTATCATTGCGAAACCCTACTGGGCGAGAAGAAGAAGCGCCTCGAAGCATTGGACGCTTTGGAGGTCTGGCCATTCGCACAGCTCAAAATTGCCGTGATCAACTACGAGAGTACTCACCGAGACGGGATCTTTGAAGCCCTCCAGGAGTACGACCCAGATCTGATTATTTGCGACGAAAGCCAGCGCATCAAGAACCACACCGCAGCCCAAAGCAAAGCGCTTCACAAGCTGGGTGACAAGGCGCAGTATAAGCTGGCTCTGAGTGGGACGCCGGTGCAGAACAACGCGGTGGATTTGTACAGTCAATACAGATTCCTTGACCCGGCTGTATTCGGTTCCAACTTCTACGCATTCCGCAACCGCTATTGCCTTATGGGTGGATACGGACAGCATCAGATTGTGGGCTATCGGAACATGGACCAGTTGGTGCAGCGCGAACACTCCATAGCGTACCGCGTAACAAAAGCGGAATGCCTGGATCTTCCGCCGCAGACCTTCATAAACCGGTACGTCAAGTTCAGCCCGGCGGACCGCAAGTTGTACGAACAGCTGCGCCGGTCGAGCTTTGCAGAGCTGGACAGCGGCGACAGTATCACGGCGACCACCGTTCTGACCAAAATGCTGCGGCTTATGCAGCTGACCGGCGGCTTCACTCAGACTGACGACGGCACCCGGCCCCAACAGGTCAACACGGCCAAGCTGGACGCCTTGGAGGATATTCTGGACGACTATGTGCTGGAAACCGGTTCCAAGCTGGTGATTTTTGCCAGATTCCGCGCAGAAATTGCAGCCATCGAAAACACCCTCCGAAAGAAAGGCATTCCCTATGGCTCCATTTATGGCGACGTTCCTCAGGCGGAACGCGGGAAGATCGTTGACGACTTCCAGCAGAACCCGGAAACCAAAGTATTTGTGGCTCAGATTCAAACCGCCGGTTTAGGTATCACGCTTCACGCGGCCAGCATGGCTGTTTTTTACAGCATAGATTACAATTACGCGAACTATGCGCAAGCCCTGGCCCGCATTCACCGCATTGGACAGCATAACCCGGTGACGTACATTCATCTTCTGGTTGAAGATAGTATAGACGACAAGGTGCTGGCGGCCCTGGAAAACAAGGAAGATATTGCAAAATCCATTGTGGACAGCTGGCGCACCTACTTCTAAAAGAAAGTGAGGATTTCACCATGACGATTCCCGAACAGGTGGACGCATACCGCGCCCTGTTGGATGAAAAAGACCGCCTTGCAGATGAAACCAAGGCGAACAATAAGGCCATTGAGGCCGCCCGCGAACAGCTGGCCTCCGCAATGATTGAGGAGGAAACGCCTCAGATCAGCCGGAACGGCTATTCCTACACCCTGACGCCTAAGACCAAATACAGCAAGGCCGCAGGCAAGGACGCTGAGCTGATGGACGCCCTCCGGGCAAACGGCCTGGGTGACCTGATCAAAGAAACGGTCAACGCCCAGAGCCTGCAAGGCGCCATGAGCAACCTGGCCGAAGAGAACGACGACGAGCTGCCGGAGGATTTCGAGGGCCTCGTGAACGTGTACAGTTTCAACGACGTGACCCGGCGGAAAAGCCGGATCAAGTAAAAGGAGGATAAACCATGTCGAACGATAAAGCATTGACCACGGTGCAGGATTTCGCACTCACCCCCATCAACAGCGACGTGACCGAACTGATCAAGGAAGAACTGGACGGCCTCGGTCAGATTCCCTTCGACACTATCAAGGTGCCCAGCGGCGGCGGCCTGGCATTCGAGCTGCCCGGCGACGACCCGGACAACCCGGAAACCACCCAGATCCTGACCGGCGTGATTGTACACCACCACGCCGTGAACAGCTACTGGCCCGGCGAGTACGACGGCAGCAACACTCTCCCGGATTGCAGCAGCGCAGACGGCAAGCAGGGCCTGGACATCAAGACCGGCGAACTTCGGGACTGCTCCACCTGCCCCTTCAACCAGTTCGGCAGCAGCAGCAAGGGCAACGGCAAAGCCTGCAAGAACGGTCACCGGATTTATCTGCTGCGCAGCGGCGAGGTTTTGCCGGTGCTGATTTCCCTGCCCCCTACGAACCTGCGGGCCTTCAAGGACTACATTGCAAAGCGCCTGGTTCTCAAGGGCAAGCGCACCAGCAGCGTGCTGACCACCATCAAGCTCAAGCGCGAAAAGAGCGCGGACGGCATTTCATACAGCAGCTGCGTGTTCACCAAAGCAGGCGACCTGACTCCCGCGCAGATCGAACAGGTCAAGCCCACGGTGGACTGGATCAAGAGCGTTACCTCTACGGTTCCCGTGGTGGAGCAGCAGCCCGAAGAAGCCCCCACCAATGCAGACGCGGAAGGTTTTGTGGAAGTAAGCAAAGACGTGCCGTTCTGATCAACGCCTCCGAATGACCCGTGCGGGCTGCAGGACGAACAGCCTGCAGCCCGCATATTTTTATTTTGGAGGATGCACCAGTGGATAAAGTAAACATTGACGAGTTGGTGAACTACAAAGAAGAATACACCAAGTTCGTCCAGAAACCAGAATTCAAGCACGACCGCATGGTGAGCCTTTGTCCATTCCACGACGACCGGAAGCCCAGCTTTTCGGTGGATCTGAAAACCGGCAAATTTGTATGCTTCGCCTGCGGCAAGGCGGGCAATTACGTCAGCTTCCGGGCTGAATTGGATGGAACCTCCAATGCCGACGCATACAAGAAAATTCTTCGGGAGCATGGCGTGGACGAAACCAAAAAGGAACCGGCGAAGCCCAAAAGCTACACCGTTGAGGACTACGCAGCTGAAAAGAAGCTCCCGGCGGAATGGCTCCACATGGTATGCAGCCTGGAAAGCAAGCAGGAGCAGGACGGCACCCCTTACGTCAAAATCCCGTATTTCAACACCGAAAGCAAGGTCCAGGTTACCCGCAAGCGCATGGGAAACCACAGCTTCAAGTGGGGGTATGGATCAGCCGGAAAGATGATTCCATACGGCCTCTGGCGTAAAGAAGGCATGGAGGTGGCCGGGTACACGATTCTGGTCGAGGGCGAGAGCGACTCACAAACGCTCTGGTTCCTTGGCTACCCGGCGCTCGGCATTCCCGGTGCAAGTACATTCAAGCCGGAGTGGGTAGAGGATCTCAAAAGCATCGAAACCCTCTACATTCACAAGGAGCCGGACCGAGGCGGACAAACCTTTTTCGAGAAGGTGACCGAAGCCCTGAAAAACGCCGGGTATAAAGGCGAGGTGAAAACATTTTCCTGCGCGGATGCAGGAGAGAAAGACCCCTCTGCCCTATATATCAAGCTGGGCAAGGATGCCGCCCAGGACAAGCTCGACGAGCTGCTGGAAAATGCGAAGGTCGTAGACCTTGACCATTTGGCCGACGATGTTCCCGCCGCCATCGAGGGCGCACCGAAGAACCTGCGGCAGCCTCCCGGCTGGCAGTATGGCGAATTTGGTATAAGCCGCATTGACGAAAAGACCGACCAGCTCGTCTGCGTATGTAGAACGCCGATCATCCTGACCAAGCGCCTCAAACGCACCGACACAGGCGAAGAAAAAATAGAGGTCGCCTGGAAACGTGACGGCGAGTGGCACGACGCTATTTTCCCTCGCTCTATGATATTCCAGAGCCGCAGCATCACCGCCCTGGCTGATAAGGGCTGCACTGTAACCAGCGAGAACGCCAAACAGGTGGTGCGATTCTTGGGCGCATTGGAGCAAGAGAACATAGACGCCCTCGGCCTGCAGGAAAGCACCTCCACCTTTGGCTGGCAGAGCCGCCACCGGTTTCTGCCCGGCCACGCCCCGGATATGGTGCTGGACATCGAACCGAGTATGGCCCGCTGGGCCACAGCATACCTCAAAAACGGAACCCTGGACGCATGGCGGGAAACCATGACCCGACACCGGAACCGCTACCGCTTCCGATTCATCCTGGCTTCCAGCTTTGCAGCTCCCCTGCTGGCGATCATCAAGCAGCGAATTTTCTTCGTGTATAACTGGGGTGGCAGCCGAGGCGGCAAAACGGCAGCATTGAAAGCAGCTCTTTCCGCCTGGGGTGATCCCGAAAGGCTCATGGCAAATTTCAACGCCACACAGGTGGCGTTGGAACGAATGGCCGGCTTTTACTGCGATTTGCCCCTGGGCATTGATGAACGCCAGCTGGCAGGCAACAAGCAGGAAGGGCTTGAAAAGATCGTATATATGCTGGCCAACGGCACCGGCAGGAGCCGTGGCAGTAAGGACGGCGGCCTGCAGGAGTTGCGCACCTGGCGCAGCGTAATTCTGGCCACCGGCGAAGAACCCATAGGAAAGGCGAACAGCCAGACCGGTGTCAGCACCCGCGTTTTGGAGGTAGTCGGCGCCCCGTTTGAGGACGAAGCGAGTGCCAGCGATATGCACCAGCAGGCGGCGCTGAATTGCGGCTGGGCAGGCCCGGAATTTATTCAGTATATCCTCGACTATGGCGACCAGGCCATAATTGACGAATACGCCGAAGTTCTGGCCCGGATACGGGATCTCATGGGAACGCACAACGGCAGCCACACCGCAGCCGTGGCAACGGTGGTTCTGGCGGATCAAATGCTTTCTCGCTGCATCTTCGGGGAGGATACAGAAACCGCCAGGATGGAAGCGCAGCACATGGCAGTCTGCATCACGGCAGACCTGGCTGAACAGGAACAGCCCGACGTGAACGAACAGGCTGCCCAGTACATCAGTGACTGGATCAGCACCAACAACAATTACTTCACCGATACAAGCACCATTGGTCAGCGCTATGGCTGCATCGAGGATGGAACGGCGTTCATCCTGCCCACCATCCTGCGGGAAGCTTTGGAAAAGGGCGGTTTCTCCTACCGAAAGACCATGAACTGGCTGGCAGAAAAGCAGATTGTCCAGATCGACCCGCGCGGGAAGTATCAGATCGTCAAAAAGTTCGGAGGCCGACCGGTCCGCATGATTGCCGCAGACCTGGAACTTTTGCAGAATCCGCCGGACGATGAAGGTTTTACCGAGGTTTTGACGGACAAAGACGACATTCCGTTCTGAGGCCGCAGCGAAGCACGTCAACGGCATTTCGCCACGCCTGCGGTAATTTCCTATGAAGCACAGCAAGCAGACGTGTGTGGAAAATTTTTTCCAGTGGAAAAAAGAAGGCCCCGCGTGGCCATCTATGTTACACCATGGTTACACCAAGGCTACACCATTTGCTATGCCTAGGTGTAACCAAAAATCAGCGCAAAGCCGCTCTATTTTAAGAAAGTTACACCTATTACACCAAAAAATAAAATATATTCGTGACGGGCAAATTTCAAAGATTGCACGCGTGCGATTATATAAGCATCATTCAAAACAAGGTGTAACGTGTAACCCCGCAGTTTTTAACGTATATTCGTAAAGAATCAGTTACACCGGTTACACCTAACAGCATGAAAAGGAGCAGAAACATGGAAAACAATGCAGCAAACGCAGTCCGCAGCACCGAAAACACCACCAAGAACCAGACCACCTTCCGCCTTGGCTTGCACCTTTCCACGGCGCACGGCGATTCCGCCGATACATACGCTGACTTCAATTTCGCAGGCAGCACCCCGGAGGAATTCGACCACGCCCTGGGCACTATCCTAGACGTGGTAACTGATACCGTATACGGCGGCCAGCTCAACGGCTTGCGTGAGATCATGGACCGCAGCACCGCCGAGTTCATGGCAAACGCAGCAGAGCAGGAGCAGCCCGAAGAAGAAGCTCCGGCAGCTCACGACGACGCCCTGGACGTCATGCGGTACGGTCAGGACAAGCCCCAGAACCCCGCGCTGCTTATCGAGACGCCGCCGCTCCCGACCAAGACCGAACCCCAGACCCCCCCCGTAGCGTTGAGCGCCCGCACGGCGCAAGAGGTTTGATGTTCCTCCATTGCCCGGAATGCAATAGGACCTTCAAGCAGTTCAATAAGGACTTCACCGAAAGTGCGAACTGCTTCTGCGGCGCAAAGATTCCCCTGGACAACACAACCCGCTTCGAGTATACCTGCCCCGCCTGCGGGAAGCTCACCTATGGGCGCACCAATGTCGAAACGGCAACCATTGACGCTGGCAGCATGAACTGCGTATGTGGTACGCCCTGCCGGGAATTGCGCTGGGACCCGGAAGTCCGCAGCTTCCACGACTGAACGAAAGGATGATACATACATGAACTATAAAAACCCGCTCCCTTCCCCCTACGACTACGAAAAGCTGGGTGCATACCTTCACGCCCTGATTGATGCAGGTGCAGCCCACAATGTGACCGAGGCCAGGAAGCTGGCCCGCAGGCTGATCCCATCAGAGGCCAAAATTCAGAAGGACATTCTGGCACACCTCAACAAGCAGGTGGGCGGCTTCTGGTGGAAGGATGCCGCCGGGCCGTATCAGCGCCAGGGTATCCCGGACATTGTAGGCTGCCACGATGGGCATTTTTACGCATTCGAGGTCAAGCGCCCCTTGGTGGGCGAATTGAGCGCCATTCAGCGCCACACCCTGACCGCCATCAATGCAGCAGGCGGCTCGGCCTACGTTGTAACCAGCGTGGAGGATGTGCGCCAGGTATTCGAGCGGCAGGAGGATTGACCGATGGACTACACAGAACTGAGAGCAAGGCGGCGTCTGCTGCGGCGCTACTTGCGCCGGTACAGATTGGAGCAAACCGAAGCGGCATACAAGGCCGTGGAAGGTATCCTGCAGCGCCTGCCTGACGACCACCCCGCCGCTCAGATCATGCGCCTGCGGTACAAAGAGTGCCGGAACTGGCGCACGGTAGAGGATCGGACATTTTACTGCCACAGTCGAGCCTTTGAGTTGGAAACGGCAGCCATTGACGCCCTGCTTCAAAGTACGGAGGTGGTGGACGCAATCACGAGCTGGGAGGCGGTACAGAATGACCATTGAAGAAGCCTGCCGCCTTCTTGACCCGGCCACCACAGCAGAGGAACTGGCGAAGATCGAATATTACCACGGATTCAGCGGCAAAAAGGCTTGTATTGAGGCCATCGACGAAGCCTGCACCATTTTGGTGGAATTTGCCCGCAGCCATAACAAGGAAGGTGAAAAGTAAATGGACTGGTTTTGTGGATTTCTCACCGGCTGCATCATGGGCGGCGTCCTCGCCCTGGCAGCTTCCCCGACCGGCAGCAAAGCGCCGGTGGATATGTACAAGAAGGACTGGGACCCGGCGCAGCATCCGCTCGAAGCAGAGGGCGAGGCGCTGGACCCGCAGCAGGAAGGCGGCAAAGTATGAGGACTAAGAAACGGAACGGCCTGGCAGCACCCGCAGCGATCATTCTGGCCGCTGCCTGCATCATCGGCGCCAATACAGCAGCCGCCAGGATTGACGACCTGACCGGACAGCGGGACATTTACCGCAGCCGGGCAATCAACTGGGAAACGGAAGCCCTCGAAGCAGAGGAACAGGTCCAGGAGCTGAAAGCCCAGCTTGCAGCATCTCAGCAGGCCAGCACAGAAAGTGCGGTTCATTTCCGGTACGCCGGAGAGTTCGGCTGCACGGCGTACTGCTCGGAGAAGCACGAGCATATCTGCGGCACCGGCGACGGGATCACTGCAAGCGGCGCCCCGGTACAGGCGGGCGTCACGGTGGCTGCCGATCCCGACATTTTTCCCTTCGGAACAGCCCTCTATATTGAGGGCGTCGGGGTGCGGTATGTCCAGGACACCGGTGCGGCCATCCAGGGGAACAAGCTGGATGTGGCAGTGGATACGCACGAGAACGCCCTCGCCTGGGCCGGATACGGAACCCACCGGGTGTGGATTATCGAGGACGGCGAGCCATGAAAACCTCAACGCATTGCGTCTGGTATACAGTTTGGGACAAGAAAACCGGAAACCTTCTTTGCAACGGCAGACCATCAGACTGCGCCAAGGCGCTCGGTTTCAAAACAACAGATTCCTTTTGGTCCAGCATCCACCACAGCAAGAAGCGCGGACGTCAACGCAAATATGAAATTTTGCGCGAAGAAATCCCGAAGGTGGAACTTGGATAAAGGAGGTGTAAAATGAAGGATGTCCTTATAAGCATCAAGCCATCGTGGTGCTTGTGTATTGCCATCGGAGCAAAGACCGTGGAGCTTCGCAAGAATCGCCCTAGATTAAAAACGCCGTTCAAAGTGTACATATATTGCACCAAGAGTTCAAAAAAAGGCGGCTGTGTGAGAGCGCACAAAGACGGCTGGCAGCGAATGGATGGTTCTATCATTGGCGAGTTCATTTGCGACGAAATAAAATTTGTTTCCGCGAAAACATGGATTGTTAGAGAAGATATTGAACGCCGAACCGCCGGAAGTTGCTTAACTTTTGAGCAAATCGTGGAGTATGCCGGATGGAGAAAAGCCGCAACCTTTATGGATCGTAAAAATCTGTACGCGTGGCATATTTCCAACTTGAAAATCTATGATGAGCCAAAGAAGCTCAAAAAGCCACCTCAGAACTGGTGCTATGTTGACAGCGAAAGGATGATCTATGAATGACTAACCCTTGTTACCATTGCCAGAAGCGCAGCGCCGCCTGCCATGACCACTGCGAACAGTACCAGGATTGGCGGAAATTTTACCGGGCCGAAAAGGACCACGACAAGCAGGCCAACGCCCTCTGCACGATCCACAAGGGCGATTTTGACGCCGACACTTGGCACGGGAAGCGACGGAGGCGCCACAAATGAGCCGGAAGAAGGAACCGCCTCCGCAATTTATCGCGGTGACCGCCGACGAATACGAGCTGACGCTCGGAGCTTTTGACACAGTAAAGGAAATGTGCGAGTGGAGCGGTCACAAAAAGTTCGCCATCTATCAGAGCATGGAGAACGGGCGCGTTCTTCGGAAAGGCCCCGCGAAGGGATGCAAAGTGCTGCGCTTGGTAAATGGCCGGTACATCACCGGCGTATTGCACCCAAAGCCCCGCCACCATAAGAAATAACAAAACCGCCTGCCGCAAGGTATGAACCCTGCAGCAGGCGGTCTATTGTTGTCAGTATTCAGGGACGGCCTCCCAGGAGAACGGCAGCTCTTTTTCTGCCAGCCCTTCCCCGTTCCATTGCGTCTGGTATGTAACCTCCATTCCGATTTCCGCACCGGTATCATCTACCGCTATCAGCATTAGACCGTCCTTGAAAGGGGTATCCGCTTCATAGCCGCCGGACCATTTTGTGGCCGTACACCAACGCACGAGATCCTCACAGACTTTCTGCCGGACGCATAGCCGTCCGGTTTCCATTACGCGGTACACATCCGCCCCGTTGCCGGCCTGTTCGCCGATGTAGCGGACGTGGCGCACATACCCGAAGCGATCCCGCCCGTTGGTGATCACCATCTTGTCGGAGAGCATCAGCGACCTCCTGCCATGCCGGACGCTCCCAGGAGATACACCCAGTGGCGTCCATCCTTATTCCGCTCCCATTCGCCGCCCATGGCCTCGAAAGCCGCAGTCATTCCAGCGTAACAGAGCTGGGCGGAATTGGGAAGCGGCTCCCCCTCTTCATTGTAGGTCAGGGCGCCAGCGGCGGCCTGTTCGGCGGCCAGGCGCTGAGCGTATGCCCATTGAATGTCCAGCTTCGCAGCTATGCCACGAAGCGCCACGCACAAGTCAGCTTTTTTCATTTCGGTATCTTCCTTTCTGCGGTTGGCTCCCGCGACCATCTTGTTGGTATCAACAAAATGGTTTCGACCCGCGCCGCCGGGCCATCATCAGGCGGGTTATTTTTTGAGTTGTTCGGCGACCGAAGCATAAAAGCTGCGGACTTCTTTGTGGCGCAGGACCTCCGGGTGATTCTCACCCCAGTCCCAAACTTCCCGCTCAATATAGGGGTCAAGCTCCTTCGCCAGCCCCATGAAGTGGTCTGCGATTGCGGAGCGATCCGCGATCTTCACCACTTCAATTTCAGCATGTTCTGCATTCCATGCGTGGGCCTCGTTCCGCTTTGCCCAGCTATTCGTGAAAATCGCAATCGGCCAGGAGCAAAGGTTATATTTTGCCGTGCTGGGCTGGCCGTTCCGCTTGAGCTTCGTCAAGCTGTAGGAACTGCCGCACCAGGACGGGTCGCCGGGCGACCGCTCAATGAACCACAGCCCATTGTCATTCTTGAAGAAGGCTCCGGAGATCAGCACCACGTCACCCGTTTTCATTTCAACGCCATTTTTGTCAACCATGAGAAACTCTCCTTTCAAATCAGCCAAAGTACTTGGCAACGAAATCTTTCTTGCTGAGAACGTGAGAATCGTACACATACTCGATAGCGTCAGCGGAATCCATACCCGCGCCCTCAACAAATTCTCTGACCTGGCCGCAGAGGTTATGCTCGCGGATGTATTGCTTCATCATTTCCAGGTTTTTCATTTTGTTCCCTCCGTTCAATGTGTTCCCTTTCGGTGTCTGTGTCTTACCACATAAACGCAGTAAACTCCACTGGCAAACAGTCCAAAGATTCAGAGCGTCTTTTGTCTCTCTTGCTCCGCGCTGGGAAATAAAAAAAGCGGGGATAAACCCCGCCGGAATGGCCGCTCAGGCATTGAACACGGGGCGCACAGCGCCGCGAAAGTAAGTGAGCCGTACTGCATGTTTCAGTTCCCGGTCGCTCATGCAGGGGGTGCAGAGCTTGCTGACAAAGTCAATCGCCCACCAGAGGCCCTGCACGGTCTGGCGATCCAGAACTGCCCGGCGCTCTGCGTCGGATTTTGCAGCAGCGGACCGTTTGAGAGTAGCCTCGCAATCTGCAATGAAGTTTGCCGGGATATTGATAGATAAAGCGTTCATGATTCAGTCCTCCTTGACCAATTCCATCATTTTGAAAAGGCGGCTCCATTCAGCCTTGTCCAGACGACCGCCCTTGTTTACGAAATCCTCTGCAAATGCGATTTCCGCCTTCATTTCATCCTTGCTCATTTCATTGATGTTTTTCATCTTGGTGTCCTCCGTTCCTTTGCTGTGTCTGTGTGATACCACACATACGCAGTAAATTCAACTGGTACTCCTTACAAATAATAGAGCGCATTTTTGTCTATTTATGTCCGCATTGCCCCTGTCAACCCCCAAATAAAAGACCGGACATTTTGAGCAAAAGACCGGACTTTTTGTGCCGTTTTCTACGGTATAATAGAGAAAGAACAAAGACATTCACACGCGAGTGCAGGGCATTTCCTCCTTTCACCTGTACCCGTATCTGCTTAACCCAGAGCCGCCGGGCGTCAAGCATCGAGAGCAGGCAGCGCATAACCTCGAAGCCATGACGCCCGGACGACGCTGGATAAATGGACCAAACAAGACGTGAAACGGCCCTGCAAACCGAATTTTGCTCATTAAGGTACTACCTGGCAAAAAGTGGCAGCGGGGCAAGGAAGGCGCGAAGGTTTTTTCTAAAAAATTAAAATTTTCAACCCATTTCGTTACGTCAAGCGTAGTAAATGCAGGCCACGAAGCGCCTGCAACATATAAGCGTGCATAGTTTATCTGGCTAAAACCCCTGCCTTCCAAGCAGGTAAAGAGGGTTCGACACCCGCTGCACGCTCCACATGAGGACCGACAACACATGAACATTGAAACCAGAAGGCTCGCCGACCTGAAACCGGCGGCGTACAACCCACGCAAAAAGCTGGTGCCCGGTGATCCAGAGTATGAGAAGATCGCCCGCAGCATTGAAGAATTTGGCTATTGTGATCCCATCATCATAAACAAAGATGGAACCATCATCGGAGGCCACCAGCGGACGCAAGTTCTTCTGGACATGGGCGCAGAAACAGCAGATTGCGTTGTCGTAGACCTAGACCCCGATAAGGAAAAGGCTCTCAACATTGCCCTGAACAAGATCACCGGCAGCTGGGACGAAGCCAAGCTGGCGGAATTGATTGGCAGTCTGGACCTCGACGGTTACGACCTGACCAAAACAGGTTACTCAGAGCCGGAGCTGAAGTCCATTCTTGCACAGGTAACAGTAACCCCTGACGATTTCGGCCAGGAGTTCAGCCTCCCGGACCGGCAGACCGTCCTGACCCACACAATGAACGTGACGCTGCACAAGCAGCAAATTGCTCTGATCCATGCAGCACTTGCCCAGGCCGAGAATGAGGGCCTCGGCGAAACCTACGGCAACACGGACAAAAACGGAAACGCCCTCAGCAAGGTGGTGCGCGAATGGCTGGAACAGAACACAAGCTCGTCCGAGAACGACGGCCTCTAAGCGCCATCTTCCCGGCGGACTACAACCCGCGAAAAGAGCTGAAGCCATCGGACCCGGAGTTCAAGAACATTGAGCGAAGCCTTAAAGAGTTCGGCTATGTTGATCCCATCATCATAAACAAAGATGGAACCATTGTCGGAGGCCATCAGAGAGCCTCCGTTTTGAAGTCTCTGGGGTACACCGAAGCGGACTGCATCGTGGTAGACCTCAGCAAGCAGGACGAAAAAGCCCTGAACATCGCCCTGAACAAAATCGGTGGTCAATGGGATATGGCCCTGCTGCGGGACGCCCTGCAAGATTTAACATTGAGCAAGGTCGATGTGAACGCGACGGGATACAGCGACGACGAACTGAGCGTCATTCTGGGCGACGTAATGCTGGAAAAGCAGCACGAAGAAAGCCCCATCGACAGAATGGGCTTCACGTTCAGCCTGGAACAGTATGCAGATCTTCAACAAGCCTTGCAGATCATCGGAGCAAAATATAAGCCCGACCAAATGGAAACCTTCGGGAACACCAACAAGGTCGGAAATAAAATTTACATGGTGGTGAAAGAATGGGTAGAGTTAAAGAAATCCAAATCCGGGTAATTCCCTCCCGGATCGCAAACCCATTTATCCGCGCCCACCATTACAGCGGCAAGGTGGTAAACAATAGCTGCCTGCATTTCGGAGCTTTCCTGGACGGAAGGCTACACGGCGTTCTGAGCTATGGCCCTAGTCTGGACAAGAAAAAAATCATCGGCTTGGTGGAAGGCACGACCTGGGACGGATTCCTGGAACTTAACCGCATGGCCTTTGATGATTACCTTCCCCGCAATTCGGAAAGTTACTGCATTGCAAAAACCATTCGTCTGATCAGAAAGCAGGCCCCACAGGTCAAGTGGATCATCAGTTTTGCGGATGGATGCAGCTGCGGCGACGGTACAATTTACCGGGCCTGTAATTTTGTCCTGACTGACATCAAGCAGAACAACAACCTCTGCCTGCTGCCCAATGGCGACAAAATCCACAAAATGACCCTCCAGAGCAACCCCACGACCCCGCGCCCAGAGCTGGGAGGCCGCAGCTTCTACGAGATCACAGGCGGCAAGTACAGCTTTGACGCATACGTCAAGGAGGTTGGCGGAACTATTCTTCCCGGATACCAGCTCCGCTATATTTATTTTATTGATCCGACATACAGGAAGCGGCTCACCGTGCCGGAGATTCCCTTCTCCCGCATTGATGAACTGGGCGCTGGGATGTACAAGGGCGAATGTATCTCCCAGGCAGAGCGCCACGCGAAAAGTCACTTCGAGTAAGGAGGCGCCTCCGTGGCCGACACCGAGAACCGGCAGCTCTACGATACAAAAGTTATCGCCCAACTTTTCAACGTAACTGTCCGCCGGATTCAGCAGCTTACACAGGACGGCGTCCTGGAAACAGTACACGTCCCTGGCCAGCGGAACAAATACGACCTGATCCCCACCATCCAAGCTTATGTCAAGTATCTATCAGATAAGGCTTACGGCAGAGAATCGAAGCTTTCCGAAACGGAGCTGCGCGAGAAGAAACTTCAAGCAGAAACTGCCCTGAAGGAGTCACAAGTCGAGCTGCACCAGCTCAAAACCGCGATTGCGTCCGGTAAGTATATCAGCGTCGAGGAAGTAAAGCTGGATTACCAGAGATTCTTTGTGACCTTCAAGAAATTTGCGACCGGCCTTCCTAACCGGGTAATTGGCCTGGTTGGCGGATACGTTGACCCGGTAACAGCCCGCACCTTGGAACGCGACATGACCCAGGAAGTGAACAACCTTCTCCGCTCCTTCGTAGTTGCGGCAGAGCCGACAACACCTCAGGACGGTGACGAGCCGTGAGAAAGCGCAGATTCAAGGCGTACCGTGTACCGGTTTATATCCACGACGCACTCCAAACCCTAAAGCCGCCGGAGGACTTAACCGTTAGCCAGTGGTCAGAGAGATTCCGCGTTCTGGATGAACGCTCAACCAATATGCCTGGACGTTGGAGAAATTCAGTGACTCCGTACCTCGTAGGTATCATGGACGAATTCAACCGCTGGGAAACTGAGGAAATAATTTTTGCGAAGCCGACCCAGGTCGGCGGAACAGAAATCATTCTGAACGCCCTGGGTTACATCGTAGATCAAGACCCAGCGCCAACAATGGTCGTATACCCTACCGACACGCTGGCTGAAAGCACCTCCGACAACCGTATACAACCGACCATCGAAGCCAGCCCGGAGCTGCGCCGCCGCTGGCTCAAAAAGGCCAGCACCAAGACGGAGCTGCAGTTCGATTCCATGTATATTGCCCTGGCTGGATCGAATAGCCCTTCCGGCCTAGCATCAAAGCCGATCCGCTACCTGTTCCTCGATGAGGTGGACAAGTACCCGGCGGCCAGCAAGAAAGAAGCTGACCCCATCAGCCTGGCCCGTGAACGTACCAAGACCTTCGTCTCGAACCGCAAAATATACATGTGCAGCACCCCGACCCTGCGAAGCGGCCACATCTGGAAAGCCAAAGAAGCAGCGGACGTGGAGAAACACTATTTTGTTCCGTGCCCCCATTGCGGGAAGTACATCGAGTTGAAGTTTGCACAGATCAAGTGGCCGGAAAAAGACACTGGCATGACCGACGCGGACCGTGCAGAGTTCGCAACCTATGTCTGCCAGGAATGCGGCGGGGTCATTACCGACCGCCACAAGGTCTTGGGGCGGGGGGTCCATCCCCCCCCGCCACAAGCCCGCCATGCTGCGAAATGGGCAGTGGAGAAATGTGCGAGAAAATACGCGCTTCTCCCGCACCGTCGCATTTTGGATAAATACTCTCTATTCCCCATTTACCCGTTTTTCTGAAATTGCAAAAGAATTTCTGAAGGACAAGGACGACCCCGACGCTCTGCACAATTTCGTGAACAGCTGGCTCGGCGAACCCTGGGAAGATACGAAGCTGACCACCAGCGCCGACCTCGTGCGGGACCGCCAGACGGAAACGGAAATGTTCGACCTGCCGCCATGGACCAAAATGGTCACCGGCGGCGTAGACGTTCAGGAGAACTGCCTGTATTGGACCATTCGCGCCTGGGGCGAGTACCTCACCTCGCAGAATGTAGCTCATGGGCAGGCGCTTAATTTAACCGAAGTTCAGAACATCATGAACCTGGAATTTAAGCGCCCGGACGGCCAGCCGTTCCTCGTAGATCTGACGCTCATAGATTCCGGTGACCAAACAGATGAAATCTATGATTTTTGCGCTCAGAATGCAGACTGGGCGCTGCCCTGCAAGGGCAGCGATACCATGCTGAGTCATTACCGGCTCAGCACGGTAAACAAGGCGGGTTCCAAAGCCTACGGCATGACCCTGGTTCTGGTCGATGGTGGCAAGTACAAGGATACCATTGCAAGCCGAATGCGGAAGCCAAACGGCAAGGGGAGCTGGATGGTTTACAAAGGCGTTGATCTGGACTATTGCGAACAGGTAACAGCCGAACAAAAAGTGACCGAGCGTTCCAGCAATGGAACAGAGCGCACTCGCTGGGTGCCTAAGAGCAGCCACGCCGCAAACCATTACCTGGATTGTGAAGTTTATTGTATGGCAGCTGCAGACATTCTGGGCGTCCGACAGCTATTCCTGCGGCAAGAGAACCAGGAAGCGCCAAAACCGAAACCCGAACCACAAGCCAACGGCCCGGAGGCCGGCTGGATTTCCCAGAACGAAAGCTGGATATAAAGGAGGCGAAGCCATCATGAAAGTACTGACCAAGGACGTTGCAGCTGGAACCCCGGTCGAATTCAAATTTGACGCATCCGGCAGCCGCTTCCTTATCAAAAATTTCACCCGCAGCCCGATTTCGTGTAAAATCCTGGATGCAGCAATCTGCATTCCGGCTAACACAAGCCAGATGGTCGCAACCAGGCAGGTTCCGCAGACCCTGGAGGACTACACCGACACCATCACCGTGACCGCCCAGGAGGCCAGCAAGCAGGGGGTGGAGATTCAGTGCATGGACTACTGACCGAGCCAGAAATCAGCGGGCAGATGGGCTACATCGGCCTGTCCCTCGGCGTATATGGCCATGAAGGAAGCGGCGAAAGCAATTTTGTTCTTTCGGAAGGCGCATTTTACGTCGGTATTTTGTGCAACATGACAAATGTCACCATCATCAAACCGGAACAGGAGTGAAAGACCTATGGCAGACGAAAAACTGGATTATAGTGACCCTTCCCTCCTGCTTTCGGAGGTAAACAAGGCCATTGCAACCGTAATGGTTGGCGGCCAAAGTTACAAGATCGGCAGCCGCAGCCTGACCCGTGCCAACCTTACCGAGCTGCGCAACCTTCGCGCAGACCTTGCCGCACAGGTCGAGGAACAGGGCAACACGGACTTTTTCCGCAATACCTATGCAGCATTTTTTGAAGGGAGATAAGCATGAACTGGCTCGATAGAGTAATAGGCTTCTTCTCCCCTCAGTCCGCCTATATGCGGGAAGCCTGGCGGCAGCAGTTAGATTTTATTCGGGGCGCCGGGTATGATGCAGCTGACAGCGGGCGGCTTAACCGGAATTGGCGCCCGCACAATGAAGCTGCTGACTATGTTGACCGCGGTGCGCGGGATGTGATCCGCGCCAGAGCGCGTGACATGGAAAGAAATTCCGACATGTTCAACAACATCCTTTCCGCCTATAAGCGGAATGTTGTTGGTACCGGATTCACCCTTCAAGCCAGCACCGGCGACGAAGAGCTGGACACCCAGATTGAAAAACTCTGGAAGCGCTGGACCAAGAAGCAGAATTGTGATGTGACCAGGCAACAGAATTTCAACCAGATTTTGCGCATGGCAGTCACCCGGAAGAAGATCGACGGCGGCATTTTGTTCAAGAAATGCTATACCAAAGGCGGCATTCTTCCGTTCAAACTCCAAGCATTGGAAGTTGATGAATTGGCTGGTTCCGTAGCTTCTCCGCATACAAAAGGAAACCGCGTCATTGGCGGCATTGAGTACAACGACAGTAACTGCCCCGTCGGCTACTGGATTGAACAGTACAACATAGATGGATATGGATTGAACCAGCCCGTCTATTACCCCGCCAAAGATATTATTTTCTACTACACGAAAAAGCGACCCAGCCAGCTGCGAGAAGTCAGCGACATGGCCCCCAGTCTGACCCGCATTCGTGATACAAATGAGTTTATCACGGCGGTTTCCATGAAAGAGCGTGTGGCGGCCTGTTTTGCGCTGCTGATCAAGAGGGCTGTTCCCCTGGGCGGCGTAACAGGGCGCAACGCCCAGAACAACAACGGCGACCGTAGGTCGTATGATGGGAAAATGCTCACCCCCGGCATGATAAGCGAACTGAACGCTGGTGACGATGCAGAAGTCGTTGACCCTAAAAGCGGTTCCAGCGACGCAACCACATTCCTGAAATTGATGCAGCGTTTGGTCAGCTCAGGCCAGGGCCTCAGCTATGAGGCGACCGCCCGCGATATGTCGGAAACGAATTACAGCTCCGCCCGACAAGCCATGATTGAAGATGATCTGACCTATGCGGAAGAAATCGAACAGCTTCGTGACAGCTTCATGGATGAAGTATACGAAACATTTTTGATTTCCGCAGTCCTGGCCGGTGAAATCGCTATTTCTGATTTTTGGATTGACCCACAGAAATACATGGATCACAAGTGGGTATCTGCTCCCAAACGGTGGATTGACCCGCAGAAGGAAGCAGGCGCAAACAAAACTGCCCTGGAGTCCGGTGTCAAGAGTTTCAAGCAGATTTCCGCCGAACAGGGCCGGGACTGGAAAGAACAGATTGACGACATGGCCGACGTTGCAGCGTATGCAAAGGAAAAGGGCGTACAGATTGGAGGTGTAAAAGATGTCCAGACCGCAGAAGAAAAAACAAAGCCAGAGAACCCCGACGAATAACCAGAGCTTGCAGCGCGATTTTAGTGTTGCAAGCATCCGGGCAGTCAATGAGGGCGAGGATAACCGCGCTTTTGAACTGAGTTTCAGTTCCGAGGAACCCTGCCAGATGTGGTTCGGCCCGGAAATTTTGGACCATGACCCCAGCGCCGTGGATCTCAGTCGAATGGAAAGCATGGGCGTTGTCCTTTTCAATCATGACCGAAACAAGGTCATTGGAAAGGTCACCCGCGCATGGATCGACGGCCACCGTGGCAAAGCAACCATTGAATTTGACAGCGACGACGAAAGCGAAACCGTCCGCTCTAAAGTCGCCAGCGGCACCCTGAAAGGCGTTTCTGTAGGGTATCGCGTAACCAACTACGAGAGCGTCAAGGAAGGCGCCAAGTCCCTGGATGGGCGCTTCACCGGGCCGTGCTACATTGCAAAAAAGTGGATGCCCTTTGAAATCAGTATCGTTTCAGTCCCCGCAGACGCAACGGTCGGCGTTGGCCGTGATCTCCATGAGAACGGTTTCCCGCCGCCTGGCGAGGACGACCGCCCGGCCCTCTCGTATTTCGAGGGCTGCGTGACCGCAAACAAAAACCACTAACAGGAGGTAAATAGAGCATGAACAAGAGAGAGCTTATGCAGCAGAAAATGCAGCGTCAGCAGGCTATCCTGACCGCTGCCCGCACCGCAGGCCGTGACATGACCGAGGACGAGGCCCGCGAGTTCAACGCCCTTCAGGCGGACATTGAGGAACTGCGTCCGCAGGTCGAGGCTGAGGCCGAAGCAGAGCGTCAGGCCCAGATTGAGGCCGCCCGCACTGCGGAACGTCAGCGCGTCACTGACATCACTGCCATCTGCCGCAGCTTCAACACCGACCCGCAGCAGTATATCACCGGCGGTCAGACCATCGACCAGGTACGCGCAGCCATCCTGGACGATATGGTGAAGAACGGCGCTCCGGCCCGCACCGGCGTCCGCGTCACTGCCGACGAGCAGGACAAGTTCCGCGCAGCCGCCGCAGATGGTCTGATGATCCGCAGCGGCAACACTCCCGCACAGGCCGCAGACGGCGCCCGTGAGCTGGCAGGCATGAGGCTGCGTGACCTTGGCATTGAATGCCTGACCCGTGAGAGCGGCAAGAGCGCCTCCGAGTATCTGCGCATGAGCGACGACGATATTTATACCGAGCTGGCCCGTGCATTCCACAACCCGTCCGCAGCCTTCCCGGCAATCATGGATCAGGCCATCAATAAGAGCATCGTCCACATGTACAGCCATGTGCCGACCACCTTCGAGAAGATCACCCGCAAGGGCACCCTGCGCGACTTCAAGCGCACCGACGGCCACAATTACCTGATCGGCGGCGTCGGTGAGCTGCTGCTGGTTCCCGAAAACGGCGAACTGAAGGCAGATACCCACCAGGAAGCCACCCTGCCGCAGCGCAAGCTGGATACCTACGGCCGTCAGTTCAGCATGAGCCGTCAGGCCTTCATCAATGACGACATCGGCTTCCTTTCCGAGGTTCCCGGCCTGTATGCAGCCAAGAGCAAGAAGCAGATCAACAAGGCCGTCTATTCCATCCTGTACGGCAACGGCACGATTTACGACGGCAAAACCTTCTTCCACAGCGACCACAAGAACCTCATGTCCACTGCCAGCGCACCCAGCGCCGCTGCGATCCAGAGCATGATTCAGCGCCTGCAGATTCAGGAGGACCAGTTCGGCGAGGCTATCAACCTGACTCCGAGAACTCTGGTGGTTCCCGTTGGCTATGGCTTCATTCTCCAGACCATCTTCGGCAGCCCCACCATTCAGACCACCGAAAACACCCAGGCCGTCAACCCGCTGTATAATTACCGCTACCCCATCGAGATCGTCGAGGACGCCACCCTGAACGTCCTGGCGGGCGCCAATGCTTGCCCCTGGTTCCTGGGCGCAGGCAAGGACGAAACCGCAGGTATTCAGGTGGACTATCTGAACGGCCAGGAAACCCCCACCTTCCGCCGCAGCGAAACCACCGGCCAGCTGGGCTTTGTTTGGGACATTTGGCTGGACTGGGGTATCACCGTCATGGACTACCGCAGCTTCGTCAAGAACCCCGGCGTCAAGCTGCCCACCCTGTAAGATAGGAGGAAACGCACATGATCGCAAATTATCAGCAGCCTGGCGCTGCCATCGACTACACCAACCCCACCAGCGACACCATCAAGGCAGGCCAGGTCGTGAGCCTGACTACCCGCATCGGCATTGCAGGCACTGAGATTCCTGCCGCAGCCGTTGGCAGCCTGCACGTCAAGGGCGTCTTTACCATGGATAAGGCCTCCGGCGCAATCACCCTCGGCGCTGCCGTTTACTACAACGCATCGACCGACAAGATCACCACCACTGCCAGCAGTGCAGTCCCCGCAGGCTGGGCCATTGCCGCAGCAAAGTCTGAGGATGCCACTGTTCAGGTTTGCATTGGTTAAGGAGGCCACGCCATGACCTATGTTGCAAACAGCATCGTCACCGTGGACGGCAAAGAGTACCGTCCCGGCGACGCCATCCAGGCGCCCGCCGATACTAAAGCACTGGAAATTCTGGTCGGCATTGGATATGTAATCCAGCGCCCCAGCATCGAAGAGGCGCAGCAGCCCGCCGTTCAGTCGGATGCAGCCAGCGAAGCCGTCACCGGCAATCTTAGCCGAAGTGACCTGGAAGCCATGACCAAAGCCAACCTTCAGAAGCTGGCCGCAGACCTCGGCATTGATTCCGCCGCAGAGTTGAGCAAGGCGAAGCTCATTGACGCTATTGCCGCTGTTGAGGTCAGTATTCCCATTCAGGAAAGCGAGTAAGAACCATGGAGCTGACATTCAAAAGCGCCATTGAACAGGACAGCAAAGAAGTCTTTCTGAACACCCTAGAGTTTGCAGACAGCCACACGATAAACGGGAATAAAATGTCCGCTATTGTTGACGACAACGAACTGTTAGAGCGAGACAAGGCACATCTGCTCAATGCGGATATTTCCGGGCTTTACTATTCAAGGCGACTTTTGTATGTCGCCGCTTCCGATTTTGGCAGCCGACCAGTCCCTGATTCTTTTTTGCAGCTTGATTCCGCCATGTATCGCGTCAAGTCCGCAACCGAGGAAGCCGGAATTTATGCTATTGAAATCGAGGCGGTGAGAGCATGAGCGACGAACCGTTTGTAGTCGTTGACGTTGACGAAGGGTTAGAAAAAATTTTGCGCAGTCTGCAAAAACTCCCAGATCAACTGGCAGCGCCGCAGGTTCTACAAAAAGCGCTTAACACCACGGCCCGGAAGGCGCGAACCCGCCTGATCAAAGAAGCCGGGAAGCGGTATGCCCTCAGCAAGCCGGAGGTTCTGAAAACCGAAAGCAAAGTTGAAAACAGCACCAGCGACACTTCCGCCACGATCATTTCAAAAGGCTCCATGCGTGACATCATGGACTTTTTGACACAGCCCAACAGCGACACCGCAGCAGCAGCGGCCCAGGTTTTGAACAGTAGTTCCATGAGTCCGCTGGAAAGTAACGGCATGAAAGCCTTTGTTGCTCGGTTCGCAAGTGGGCACACCGCCATTGTACAGCGTCAAGCTGGCAAGCAGTACACCTCCGCCGGAGCTTCCGCCCGTGCGGAGAAGTACGGCCGTGGCGTCGATATGACGAAGATCAAAAAACTTCTTTCCCCTGCCGTCCCCCAAATGCTGGGAAATGCGGAAGGCGTGGAAGCGGCACAGGCGCTGGTGATTGAGCTATTGGACAAGGAGCTTGACAAGCAAATTGAAAAGGCTCTTGAGTAGGAGGCCACATGTCGGAAATCACTTTGGAAGATGAACTGGTGGCGGAGCTTCAAACCCTTTTTGAAGGGATGCAGCTTCAAACCCCTGACGGGAAGCTGGCACAGATTCAAGTGTTCAAGTACGATCTTCCCTCCTTCCTTGCAGGTCAGACACCGGCGCAGGAGCCGTTCATAGCGGTCTGCCCAACAACCGGCCAGATTTCCGAACAGGGAGCCTCGCCCGAAACGGACATAGGCCTCGGCATTCGGGTATATAACCCCGCGCCTGAACACACCGGAAATGATGATCTTATGAGCATCATTCGGAAAATTTGCTTGCGCTTTGCGTCTAACCCCTATATCGGCAAGAAACACGAATGTAAATACCCTATTAAATGGACCCTAAGCGATACGTCCAGACATCCATACTACATCGGAGCGGTCGCCTTCAAAGCGGAAACCGCGCAACCGATTTATCAGGAGGTGCCTTCTATCAATGGCGAATGCTAACAATTCCCTGGTCTACATCGGCCCGACCATCCCCGGCGTTGCCTACAATGGCACGGCATACCTTAACGGCCTGCCGCCCGCATTTGAGGACGCAATCCGGGAAACCCCCATGCTGCGGCAACTTCTGGTTACGCCCAGCGCCCGCCCGGATGCACAGGCGCAGATTTCTCAGCAGAGTGGCCGCTTCTATTCGATCTACAAGGCCGTGCAGACCAAGCTCGGCCAGAAGGGAGTGAAATAAATGCCTTTATATCATGGTGCATATTCCAGCGAAAAAAGCACCTCGCTGGTTAGCCCCGTAACCAGCAGCGCCGGCCTGCAGGTATATGTCGGCACGGCCCCCATCTACCTGACCAATGACCCCGCCGCCACGGTCGGAAAGCCCATCGTTTGCTATGATTTCGCCGCCTGCCAGCAGCAGCTGGGTTATTCGGACGATTTCAAGAACTTTACCCTTTGCGAAGCAATGGACGTCAACTTCCGCGTTTTCAATAATGCGCCGGTGATTTTTATCAACGTCCTGGACCCGAACAACAGCAAGCATGTCACGAAGAACGCAGAGGAAAGCCTGACGCTTTCGGAGGATGGTGTCGCCACCTATTCCAAGAAATACGTTCTTCTGGACAAGCTGACCGTCAAGGCCAACAGCAAAGAGCTGGTAATGGGAACGGACTACATCACCGAGTTCATGGAAGGCGGCGGCCTGCGTATTACGCTGCTGATTCAGAATCCCGTGGATAAAACCATCAAAGTGACCAGCACCTCCCTGAACCCGGAGAACGTAAGCACGACGGACATTGTTGGCGGTTATAACAGCGTGACCGGCGCAGAAACCGGCGTCGAGCTGATCCGCCGCATTTTTCCGCTCTACGGGCTGGTTCCCGGCAGCCTGCTGGCGCCCGGTTGGGCGTCCAATCCTACGGTCGCAGCAGCATTGACCGCAAAAACAAACGCCCTGAATGGCAACTTCAAGTGCATGTCCATTATTGACATTGCAGCGGATGCAAACGGCGCAACCGTCTACACGGACTGCAAGAAGGCAAAGACCGACCTCGGAGCAACGGACATTCGGACCATCGTTCTCTGGCCTATGGCCCAGATCGGCACGAAGAAATATCACCTTTCGACCATCTGCGGCGCCCTTTTGGCCAGCACCGACGCGGAACACGGTGATGTGCCCTATGATTCCCCCTCGAACCTGGCTGCCAAAATCACCGGCACCATTCTGGCGGATGGAACCCCGGTGCTGCTGGATCAGCAGCAGGCCAACGACGTTCTGAACGCACAGGGCATTACTACCGCCATCAATTCCATTAACGGCTATGTGTTGTGGGGAAACTGCACCGCAGGCTATCCCGGCAACACCGACCCGAAAGATTATTGGATCAACTGCCGCAGAATGTTCAACTGGGACGCCAATAATTTTATTTTGACGTATTTCCAGCATGTTGACCGCAATTACAGCCGCCAGCTGGTCCGCACTATCGTGGACAGTAAGAACATGACCGGAAACGGGTATGTGGCAAAAGATTACATGGCCGCCTATAAATGCACCTTCCTGGACAGCGAGAACACGGAAACCGATATTATTTCCGGCCATCTTACTACGCATACCTATCTGGCGCCCTACGTCCCCGCGCAGTACATCGAGAACATCGACGAGTTCGACGTGGAGGCGCTGAACGCAGCCCTGAAAGGAGAGTGACCCTGAGTGAAAGTAGTTCCTACTAAGCTGACCAAGTACAACGTGTACGACGACTTCACCCGCCTGGTCGGCATTGGCGACGAGGTAACGCTCCCCGATTTCGAGCCGCTCTCTGATACGGTATCCGGCGCAGCGTTCCTGGGTGAATTTGATGATCCTACCGTTGGTGCCTTTGGCAATACGAAGATGGATATTCCCTTCAATGCCCTCACCAGCGAAGCTCTGAACATGTTGGACATGTTGAAGGTAAAGACCATCACGCTGGCAGGCGTTGCCCAGTGCCTGGACGTGGAAGGAAACATTGTTTTCCTCCCGACCCGCGTCGTGATCCGTGGCCGTGGCGGTACGCTGAAAGGCGGATCGTTCAAGGCGGGCAGCGGCACCGGAACCAGCGCTTCCGTCACCATTTTGGCTATCACCATCGTGGTGAATGGCGAAACCGCAGTCGAGTTGGACAAGGTGAACCCCACCTACAAGCTCTGGGGCGTGGATCAGCTCGCGTACATCAAGGCAAATTGCTAAGGAGACTTTCTCATGAATGCACACATTTCTTCCGCACAGGAAACGCCGAAGCCCACCGCAGCTTATGAGGACCCCGCCCTGTATGGCGGCCTGGACGAACCGTCCCCCGCTGTTCCGTTCCCGGATGCAGATGCAGAGAACGAGGACGAAGACCCGCTCATTTTGGAGCTGACCGCTCCCTATACTTTCGGCGGCGCTACCTATGACAAGCTGGACCTTCACGGCCTGGAAAGTCTGAAGGCGGGCGACCTGAAGCGCACCGCAAAGCTGTACATGAAACTGCATCCGGCAGCAAACCCGGCCACGCTGGAAAGCAATTTGGAGTATACGTTCCTGATTGCCTCTCGTGTTCTGGCGCAGCCGCTGGAATTTTTCGACAATCTCCCGGCGCGTGACGCCATTGCGCTGAAAACCTCCATCGTGGGTTTTTTGTACGGCGCGGATGGTACGGACTAACCCCCGAAGGGATCACAAAACTTTGCATCAGCCTTTCCGTGGCTCTGAGTTCCGACATTAAGAACCTGGAAAGTTCGCCGATTGACGAACTGGCCGACATGGCGAAGGTCTATAACGAATATATGGCGGAGGTGAAGGCGCAGAGTGGCCAAAAGCAGTAAGACTTATGAGCTTATGCTCAAAATTGGCGCCAAACAGGACAGCTCCCTGAAAAAAGCCTGCGCCGACGCTGACAAGAACCTGGCAAAGCTCAATAAGAGCGCGAAGGCTGTCGGCAAGGTCGCCATTGCCGCCACCGGTGCAGCAGCTGTCGCCGTCGCCACGGCGGGCGTTGCGGCCGTGAAATCCGGTATTGACTACCAAAAGCAGCTGGCGAATGTTTCCACCCTGCTGACCGGAACCGAAGCGGAAATTTCAGCGAGAACGGCGGAAATCGGGAAGGATATTCTAAAGGTATCCAACGACACCGGCGTTGAAACGGCAAACCTGACTGACGGTATGTATCAGGTCATTTCCGCATTCGGTGACAGCGCCGACGCTATGAGCATCCTGGAAACATCGGCCAAAGCCGCCGCCGCAGGCAACGCCACCACCACGGACAGCGTCAACCTGCTATCCGCGGTCATGAAAGGCTACAACGATGTAAGCGCAGAGTCCGCCCAGAAGGTGGCGGACCTCTCGTTTGCAACGGTACGCCTGGGCCAGACCAGCTTCAGCGAATTGGCGTCCAGCATCGGCAAAGTTGTCCCGCTATCTTCCGCGCTGGGCATCCAGCAAGAGGAATTGTACGGCGTATTTGCCACACTGACCGGCGTTACCGGCAGCACGGCAGAGGTTGCCACTCAGTACAAGGCCGTTTTGTCCGGACTAATGACACCCTCCAATAGTATGACCGCATCCCTGAAAAAGCTGGGCTTCTCCACGGCAGATGCAGCCATCAAGAGCCTGGGCTTCCAGGGAACGCTGGAAGCATTGAAGGGCACCGTCCACGGCGACGAACAGGCCATGGCAAAGCTGTTCAGTTCCACCGAAGCACAGACCGCCGTGCTGGCCATGTGCGGAGCTCAGTCCGAGAACCTAACCAACAAGACCGCTGAAATGTACACGGCGACCGGCGCAGCGAATGCAGCGTTTGAGAAGCAAACTGACACGCTGGATTATGATATTCAGATGATAAAAAATCTGGGCGCCAACTTCCTGACGGAAATTGGCACCAAAATCATTCCGTATGTGAAGGACCTGGCCGACGCCGTTCTTCCCCGCGTACAATCCGGGCTGGAAGCTGCCGGAAGCTATACAACCGGAACCATTATTCCTGCAGCGCAGCAGTCGGCCCAATGGGTCAGCGAACACCGCGTTCTTTTGGTGGCACTGGCTGCCGGGATCGCCGGCGGCGCTTGCGGACGCCAGTTCTCAAACGGCCGCGGGCTCCGGGTCCCGCGCCAGCCGTTGTCGCTTATAAAGTGGCCACAACCGCAATGACCGCCTATAATGCCGTAATGGCTATTTATAAGGTGGTCTGCGCAGCCAGCGCTACGGGAACCTTCACGCTGGCTGGAGCTATGACTGCGCTGAACCTTCCCATGTTGGCAATCGTGGCCGCTATCGGCCTTGTGGTGGCCGCAGGCGTCCTCATGTATAACAACTGGGACCTGGTAAAAGAAAAGGCCGGTGAGTTCGGAACTGGCGTCGTATCCATTTTTAAGGGTATGGCAAACGGAGTCATTGGTTTTATCAATGGGATCATCGGCGGCGTGAATTCGATGATTACCGCAATCAACGGGATTTCACTCACCATTCCGAACTGGGTTCCTGGCGTTGGCGGAAGCAAAATCGGCTTCAACCTGGCGACCGTTCCAACCATCCCAGCGCTGGCTTCTGGCGGTATTGCAACCGCCCCCACAACGGCGCTGATCGGCGAAGGCGCGGAGCCGGAAGCCGTCCTGCCGCTTTCTAAACTGGCCGATATGATTAAAGGCTATCTTGCCATCAACCAAAACGGCCAGCAGAACAGCGGCGCCGGAACCGGTGGCGAAGTTATCCATTTCTCCCCCGTGTTCCATTTTGCCGGAGGCGCAAACGCCCAGGAAGTCCGGCAGGCCGTAAAAATGTCGTTTGAGGAATTCAAGCGCTACTATCGGCAGCTCAAAGCAGAGGAAAGCCGCAAGGGTTTTGCTCCCGCGAAGTAACCGGAGGCCCAAAGAATGAGCGAAACGACTACGCAAGCAGATCTGACCTATACCACCAAACAAGGTGACATGTGGGACATGATCGCATATAAGGTATACGGCTCGGAGGAATACACCTCGTTTTTGATGCAGGCGAATTTCCCCCTGCTGGATATTTTTATTTTTGATGCCGGAACCATCGTAAACACCCCGGCGCTTCCCGAAAAGCCCGTTGTTACGACGGCACCGACCTGGAGGACATCATGAGCGCGAGAACCGCAACCGTCAATATCTTTGTCGATGGAAAAGCCATGGACAAAGAGCAGCGCAGCACGGTCACGAGCGTTACATATACGGACCCCGCAAGCGGCCAGGCTGACAGCTTGGACATTGCAGTGTCCGGCGGCGGAAACAAATGGATCACAGACTGGTATCCAGGAGAAGGCAAAGTGGTTTCGGCCACCATCGTTCTTTCGGACTGGGAACAGGAAGGCGCGCAGGACATCACGCTGGACTGCGGAAAGTTCATTCTGGACGAACCGAAGTTCTCCGGGTGGCCGGTATCCGGCACCCTCTCGGCGGTATCCACCCCTGCAAACAAGGGGTTCAGCAAAACCGAAAGAACCAAGACCTGGGAAAATGTCACGCTGAAAGAAATTGGAAAGAATATTGCAGACCGGGCAGGCATTACGCTGGCATGGGATGTTTCCGGCAGTAGTTTTTCCATTTCCAGCGTGGAGCAATCCAAAAAAGCTGACTGCGAATTTTTCACCGAATTGTGCAACAACTACGGATTGCAGGTCAAGGTTTACTCCCATAAGCTCGTGGTCTACGACCGCGAAGCATACAAGAAGAAGGCCGTTGTTGATACCGTAGACGCTTCAGAATTTGCCAGTTGGGACGGCGGCCCGTCTATGTCGGAGGTTTATACAGGAGGAGAATACACCTACACCAGCCCACAAACCAGCAAGAAAATTGTGGCGAAGGTTGGCGGCGGTGATAAAATCCTGAAAAAGTCCGGCAAGGCCGACAGTGCAGCGGATGCAGAACGTAAAATCAAAGCCTTGGTGAGCAATGCAAACCATGGACACATCAAGCTCAATTTTGAAATGATGGGCAACGCAAAGTGGATTTCTACGCAGTGTATCCAGGTCAACGGCCTGGGCGTTTTGAGCGGGAAATATTACCTCGACAGCGTATCAAATAAAGTAGACGGGAGCGGCGGCAGCACGGTATCTGTCGAAGCCTCCCTAGTAGAGTAAAGGAGAGCAGCGAATGGACAGCAACGAAATTCGCGTCGGAAAAATCTCCTCGGTAGATTACCCAAGCGGAACCGTCCGCGTGGTCTACGAGGATCAGGACGACGCAGTTACACGCCCCATCCCGCTGCTCTCTTTTGAGTATTTGATGCCGGAAGTTGACGACATGGTTCTGGTTCTGCACCTTTCCAACGGTACAGAAGCAGGCATTGTCATTGGGCGTCCCTGGTCAGATCAGCGAGTTCCGCCGGAGAACGGGAAAGGCTTATACCGAAAAGATTTCCACAATGAGGTCGGAAAAGCATTTCTTCGGTTTAGCGAAAAGGACAGCGAAACCATGACGCTGCACGTCAAAAATCTCGTAATTGAGGCAGAGAACGTCACCGCCAAAGCAGAAAAAGACATCGTCCTGGACGCAACCGGAAATGTGACCATCAAGGCCGCCGGGAAAATTTCCGCTGCCGCAGCCGGAGCATTTACCGCGAAGGGATCCTCTGCGACCATTGACGCCCCCACAACTTCCGTCACTGGCAGCATGACCGTCGCCCAGGATGCAACCGCAAGTGGCATTTCCGTGGCGCATCATACCCACGCCACACCGCACGGCACGTCTGGCCCGCCGTTGTAAAGGAGATTTTAAGTGATCGGAACATTTGGAACCTCTATCATTTTTGAGGTAAGCGAGGACCATGTCCTTGCATTCAAAAAGCTGACCCAGGATGTAAAAGGGCGCTGGGCGTCCCACGAAACTCTCGGAGCGAAGCCAAAGAAAGAATTTCTGGGTGCGGATGCACGAGAAGGCGCCCTGGAAATCTATCTCTCTGCCGGCCTTGGGGTTCGCCCGCGTACAACATTGCAGGCCCTGGAAAAGATGGTGGAGAGCGGCGCCACTGAATACCTCATCATTGGAGATATGCCGCTGAGTGAAAACAAGTACGCCATTACGGCCGTTTCGGAAGCCTGGAACATGGTTTATAATGACGGATCACTTGTGAAAGCCACGGTGTCAATTACATTGGAGGAATACCCAACATGAGTTCCCTTCTTGACCTGGCAAACAGTGAATTTGAGTATGAGGGTCAAGCCTCATACGACCGGAAGCAGAACCTTCTCCAACAGCTGCGTCTCCTGACGTCAACCAGAAAAGGGAGCGTTCCGCTTGACCGTGATCTGGGCCTGGATTTCAGTTTTGTTGACCGGCCCATTGGAGTGGTTCGCAGCCTCTACGCTGCACAGATCACAGAAGCAATATCAAAATACATTCCGTCGCTGAAAATCGTAGAGATCAAGTGGAGCGGCGGTGCAGATGGTCACTTTTATCCGAGGGTGGTGGTATCAGATGCTGGATAGTATCAAAAATATGCCTGATGTTTCCTTCATTGACGGCAAAACAGTTACCGACATTCGCGGTGAGATGGTGGAGGATTATGAAGCTTATGTCACGAAGGCCACCGGCAACAAAGTAAAGTTGTCCAGAGTTTCCCGTGACAGAATGATTTTATACGCCTGTGCGAATGCTATTCACCAGGGCTTCCAGTATACAGACCGGGCCGGAAAAATGAATTTTCTTAAATGGTCCTACTCTGATTTTTTGGATCACCTGGGCAAGTTCCGCCGCGTAACCAGGAACCCCGCCAGCGCAGCCACCACAACGCTGCGTTTCACGATTTCAACCGTCCGAGCATCGGCGACGCCCATTCCGCAAGGAACCCGCGCAGCCGCCCTGAATTCCATTTTCTTTGCAACTGACGAATATGCAGAGATACCGGCAAAAGCGTCCTATATTGACGTTCCGGCGACTTGTGTTGAAGTTGGAAGCGCCGGAAACAGCCTCGCCGCCGGTGAGGTTTCCGAAATCGTTGATCCGCTCCCCTACATCAAGAGCGTTGCTAACATTTCGGAAACAGAGGGCGGCGCAGACATCGAAAGTGATGAATCTTACCAGGAGCGTATCTGGCTGGCCCCTGAGTCCTACTCCGTAGCAGGCCCGGAAGGCGCCTATAAATACTGGGCTAAAACCTATTCAAGCGCCATCGGCGACGTTGTAGCAAACAGCGACCAGGCGGCAGGAGAAGTGGACATTGCTTTTCTGCTTTCTGATGGTTCTATTCCCGGCCCGGAAACCATTTCCGGGCTGCAGGAGTTCCTGAAGAATGACGGTATCCGCCCGCTGACGGATAAAGTCGTGGTGTCCTCCCCGGCAGAAGTCAAATACTCCATTTCGCTGACGTACTACATCGACCGCAGCAACGCAACGACCGCGGTGTCCATCCAGACGGCAGTTGATGCAGCGGTTCAAGAGTACATCCTCTGGCAGCGCAAAATTGGTCGGGATATTAACCCCTCCAAGCTGGTTTCCCTGATTATGGCCGCAGGCGCTAAGCGCGTAGACATCACCTCTCCCGCCTATATCAAAGTTGGGGATGCAGCAGTCGCCCTGTTGACCGGAACCGTCACGGCGAGCTATGGAGGACTGGAAGATGATTAAAATTCAGGACATCCAACCCGCCGACATTCTCCCGGAGGGATTGCGGGACGACGTAAGCGCCCTGGGCATTGCCTACGCGGTCTGCCGCCAAATTGAGAAATGGTGTGTGTTCAATGACGGGATCATGATTTATTACATGATTGCATCCCTGCCGGACGAAATCCTGGATCTCATGGCCGCCGAGTATCGAACCCCGGCATACAGCACGAAATACAGCACCGACGTGAAAAGAACCTTGATCGCCGATACTATGCTGTACTTCATGAAGCTGGGAACGCCCATGGCAGTGCGCCGGATTATAACTTCTATCTTCCAAAGCGGCACCGTTTCGGAGTGGTTCGAGTATGGCGGCGAACCGCATCATTTCCGCATCAACATTTCAAACCCCAATGTTGGGCCAAACGACCTGGACGAATTTGTGCGGCAGCTTCGGAGCGTAAAGCGCCTTTCTTCCTGGCTGGATAGTATTTCCAGTAAATTGGATATTGAAGCCGCCACCATCGGCGTCGGGCATTGGATACACACCGGCGATTTTATCCGCCTAAACCCGATGATCGTCGAAGATGTAGCTCGTCAGATTACCGGCACAACATACACCGGAATTGCCTTGTCCACCATTGACCATGTGACCGTTCCGGCAGAATAGGAGGGATAAACAAAAATGTTCAATGCCCCGGTATTTACCACGGCAGGCAAAGCCCTGCTTACCCGGAATATTTCCGGTGAACAGATCAAGTTCACCACTATTCAGATGGGAAGCGGATACATTTCGGGGTCCATCGACGCAATGACGGCGCTTGTAAAGGTAGAAGCCACAGTTTCGGCCAGCGCCAAAAACGAAGATGGACAGTATGTCAATGTTTCCGCAGCCTTCACAAACCAGGGTCTGGAAAACGGCTTCTATTGGCGAGAAATTGGCGTCTTTGCAGCAAATCCGAGTTTCCCGGATGACCGCTCAAAAGATATTCTCTATTGCTATCAAAACGCATACGACACCGCCGAGTTTATCCCGCCCCCGTCGGCCGCAACGATTGAGAAGGGTATCTCTATTCCGATTATCGTCGGCGATGCCTCCAAGGTCTCGGCTATCCTGGACAAGACCCTCGTTCTGGCCACGCAGAAAGACTTGGAGGATCATAACAAGAACCCGAACGCACACGGGCCTTTTTATGAGAAGATCCAGAATTGGGTCAAGGAACAGCTCAAAAACTTCACCGGAATGGTCAAGACCATCAACGGCGGCAAGCCGGACGAAAGCGGAAACATTGATCTGGATTTCATGCCCAAGAGCGGCGGCACATTCACCGGGCGAATCAATTTTTTCAGTGGCGCTTATTTCATTGACAGCAGCAGCCAGAACGGCGGCAACGCTGCTCTGAGAAACCTGACCACAACCGGCACCATTTCCAGCACCGGAAACATTCATTCCGGCGGGAACATCGACGCCACCGGATATGTCACCGGCGCCAAGACCTACCACGGCGTTTATAACGATTATGCAGAGCTGTTCCCCAGAGGCGAAGAAACCAGGCCTGGTGACATTATTGCCCTCGACCTGGACAGCCAGAAGGAGCGCTATGTGAAAGCGACCCGCGCCTCCCGCAGAGTTGTGGGCGTCCACAGTGACGAGTTTGCAACGCTGATTGGAGGAAAGACGCCGACGGACGGCAGCGACCTTCTTGCTGCAAATGAAAAAGATTTTATTCCCGTATCGCTGGCGGGCCGCGTGAGAACGTGGGTCATTGGCCCGGTACATACCGGCGACCTCATCATACCTTCCACGACCCCCGGCGTTGGATGTGCACCGCAAGCCTGCACTTCGCCGGTGCAGACACAGGTGGTTGGATATGCGGTCGAAGGCGACGACAGAACCGACCTGCGGCGCATTCGCATTAGAATTGGAGGCTGACCAATGGCAAATCAAGGTGAATTTATTACGGCAGCCGAGTTTCTCAATTTGAAGGCAGCCCTTCAAACCGAGGTACAGCGCCGCAGCAACAGCAGGTCCGTTGGTTCAATGGCAACCTATGCAGGCAGTGCTTACCAGTATACCGAACCGCCCAACAAGGACACCGTCGAATTCAAGTCGGAGCATATAGAAAAGATCACAAGGCCCCTGGACGCCATCACCGGCGGAAGCCTGACCCCGGAAGCGGGTGGATATGTGGACGCTGACACCCTGGACGCCGCAGCGCTGAAAGTTTCGGAATTGAGCGGCAAGAGCCTCACAGCAGCCACCCAGAACGAGACTGGCTGCGCCGCGAGCTGCTCCGGCCTTTGTTATACCGGCTGCTATTCAGCTTGTACCGGATGCACGGGAACGTGCCAAGGAACGTGCCAAGGAAGCTGTTTGACGACTTGCACCGGCGGGTGCAAAAACCAATGCACAAGCTGCGGCGGAAGCTGCTCCAATAATTGTACCAGCGGCTGTTCCGGTGGATGCAAAAATACCTGTTCTGGCAGCTGTTCCGGCGGGTGCTATACCGAGTGCAACAGCTGCGGCGGAAGTTGCTCAAATGATTGCGACAGCAGCTGCTCCGGCGATTGCACCGACGACTGCGAGGCCTGCAAGCGCAGCTGCCAGGCAGGATGTTCCCAAGACGGCTGTACCGGCACCTGTTCCGTCACTTGCGGCGACGAAGCTGCCTGCCACGGCAGCTGTTCCGGTGGATGCAGCGGCGGGTGTTTGAGCTGCAGCGGCAGTTTTCTTTGGTAATGGAGGTTGGTATTT